GTAGTAGCACAACGCGAAAGAATGCTTGTCGCAAATAACCACACCGTGGCAAAGATGCCATGTGATGAGTTCTTGTAAGTCGAGCTTGTTTCTTTCATATAGTTCTATTGTACCTGCTAGGTGCTTGTTCATGCGGAGCGGATTAGGCAACCTGACATGTATGTTGCCCCATCGCCAGTTTGAGTGTTGATGCTTGATCCTGTGTTATGGTAGACAAAAAGCTCAATTGTATCAGTGGTTCCATTCATTTGAATTATATCAGATACTGATGACCTTAGTGCCGCAGAGGGTACTTGCCCAGATCCAATTGAATGAATTAATCCATTTTTGTATAAAAGTGCAAGCAGTGCGCTAGGGGCTGCCGAAGAAGTGCTTACTGTTGCGTTTATTTGGTAATATCCAGCAACAGTTGGAGTGAATGTGCTTGATGCGAAATTTGAGTTTGTATCAAAAGTTTCGTTGTTTAATATTGCTTTCGTGAATTGGTTTGTTGTAAGGGATGTTGCTGTGCCTGCATATGCCCTGAATGCTGGCCCATTTCCAACCGTATTAGTCGCTAACTTTGCTTGCGTAACATTTGCATCAAGAATCTTTGCGGTAATAACAGAATTATCCGCTAACTCATTTGCAGTAATACCACTTGAGTTAATTTTCAATTGCCCAGACGCTGTAACTGCAAGTGTGTTATTACCCGTTGCAATAGCACTACTTGTAAACGTAGTCTGGTCGATCACATTGTTGAGCTTCGCACTTGTGACAACGTCCGTGGCAGTAAATGTGTATGTAGTGTCTAGTACTCCCATAATATTATTTTTGTGAAATTATTTGTCTGTTGGTTACGGAACCCGCGACCATAATTGAGTGAATCTTCGGACTACCTTGAGTCCTGTTTAAAATTAACGTGCCAGTAAACCCACGCACACCACCAATACGGCAACGGATAGTCGCAGTCTCAGCTTCGTTAGCGGTACTAGGCGTAAGCATACCACCAAGGAAGGTAGACGTAGTGCCAATAGTGGACGCAAAGTCTGGGTCTTCAGCGGCAAACGATAGGCTATACTCGCCAGTCTCGCCAGCAAGGTTCTGCATCTGTACTTGCGTGTCCGTAAAGCGTTTCCGATCTAAATTACCAAAGTTGTACCCACGGGATGTCAACGATGCAGCGATCTGCGGTGTTACGATGGTGTTATCAAGGTTAGATACGCTCAATCTGTCATTGATCGACTCAGCAAACTCCATTTGGTGCAACCCACCGTTGCTTGTGACCGTGTACAGGTTGTTTCGCACCCCGCCAGATGCTGTAATGTAGTCCGTGATAATAAACTGGTTGTTACCGTAGGTATCAATAGACTCCCAACCCTTGTTTAGGAAGTTATACACCAGCACTGCATTGTTGCCAATGGCATCATTAGCACCAGCAACGCTATCAAGCGGTACAGCAAGGAAATATCGGTTGTCAAAGTACACCGCTACGGCCTTATCTGCCTTGTCAGGGTTAATCCTGTCGATGTACGGCTGGATATTCTTAGAAAGCGGTTGATCCATGCCTCGCAGGTTGTAGTCATTGAGGAACTCAAGACCGTACACACCGTTGTCAGACAGGAAATACATGGTATTACCACGCATTAGCACCGTCTTACGGGCAAGGCATCCAACTTCGCCAGTAAGTTCGCGTACAACTGTGTCTGTAAGGTTGCCAGACGTGTTGCTGATCGAGTGTATGCTGTTGCGGTTCAGCACAATCATCGTGTCATCAAAGAATCCGTGCATTGCTACCACTTGGTCTGCCGTGCCACCCGAAATGCGGAACTGGTTGTAGATCTGATCGTAGGTATTCTCGTCGAGGATGTCGCTAATTGCTACCTCGTCACGGATATTCCTGTCTGTGAATGTAACGGTGCCAGTCCCAGACTGGTCGTAGTAGTACGGCACAAACAAACGTCTCTGGAAGTAAGTCCCCCACGGTGCGCCTGGGAGGTGCATAAAGCCGCCACCACTGCTCTGGGGTTTTGTGTAGGTAATTTTATGTTGAGCATGATCTGGCCAATCAACATACATTTTAAATTCTGTTGCAGACGTAATGCTAGCAACGTAATACTGATTGCCAATAACGGGGCCTGTAGGTGGCGAGCCTGCAATAGCAATAATCTCAATAAGATCACCTTCAACTAATCCGTGTCCTGCTGCGTGTGTTACAGTCGCAACGCCATTTGATGTTACTGTATTGTTTGCGTCATCAAGGATTACAGGCTGGGTGTAATCACCACCTGCCATCACAGTAAACGCACCAGCAGTACCATTCCAAACAAGTGGTTGCTTCCTATCACGGAATAAGATCACCTTATCAAAGCATTGCTGCATATCGGTAAACGCATCTACCGTCTGGTTTGCTGGGTAATCAATTGTTGTGACCAAATAAGTATCAAGGTCGATCTTCTTAGCAACGGTATCCAGTGCTACAATAACATACTCCTTGGATTGCTCGTTAGGGTTACTAAACAAGCAAGACGCACGGACATTGCCAGCAGCAGCATCGTTGATTGGAACCTGAGACAGTGTGCCAGATCCAGATACCGTAACCGCTCCGGCAACAGTAAACGTCAATGTGGTCGCGCTAGCGTATGTGATTACCCTATCACCATTTGGGTCAACACCTGTAAAAGTTAATCCAGCAATCCTAGCTAGACCTGTAGTACCAGCAGCAAACCCATGCGTAACGGTAATCGTTATTGTTCCGCTTGCAATAGAGAAAAAAGTAAATGCTTTTGAGGTGGATGTGATAACCTCGGTTCTTGGAGTAACAGCCGATACGGTGTATGATCCAGAACCACCAGCAAGTGGGTAGGTAATCGTGGATGCAGAAGCGGTAGTAGCCGTAAACACTCCATTAGGATCAGTGCCAGCAGTGTAAACAATCCCTTGGATGTTCAATGTTGCTCCATTGCTCAAACCATGTGCAGAGGCCGTTGTTAACGTAACTACCCCACTAGTCACTGTGGCATTAGTAATCAGCACACTTGTACCAACCAGCAGGAACGGCAACTGCAACGGGTTACCACCAGATACCAAAGCACCCGTCCTGCTCTCAACGCTCTTCCTCGGCTTCCAGTACCCCTCCATGCGCCCGTTAACGCTCTCCCTCACCTCGGTAGCCAGCAACTGGTTCAACTGGTCACGCAGGTTAACACTATTAAACGCCTTGTCGCCATCACTGGCAATCGCGTCATCTAAACCACCCGTTGACCTGTATTGACTCATTCGTAGTAGCAGATTGCTTGGGAACTAGCACCAGTAATAAAACCCATAGTAAACACCCCATTAAAAACAGTACCAGCAGCAAGCACACCTAAACTTGCGGAAATTGGCGCACCACTAGTGTCAACTACACTAGCAGACTCAATACTCACATCACCCGATGCAAGCACAAGCATACTTCGAAACTTGCCAGTAGCTGTCTCATCTGCATTGATGACAACGCCACCACCTTGACCTTGTAGTTGGTATGAATCTCCACGCATTATCGTAGTGTTTCGTGTGGTCTACCACACATTAAGCGTAGTAAAAGATAGCAGTACCGCTTGAAATTTCAACGTTTTTGAACTGACCACCAACAGCAGTACCCGCTGGTATTACCAAAGCAGTAACCGCAGTACCTGTAGAACTCACGAAGTTACTCGTCATCGCAGTGATGGTTGTAGCAGTTAACGCAACAATGTTACGGAAGTTACCCGTGGCAGTTTGTGCGCCACTTAGGTACACCCCGCCTTGCTGACCCTGCAATTGATATGAATCTCCTCTTGCCATGCACAAACCTACGCACAATTACGCCAACCTGTCAAGTACATTCGCCCATTGCAACATTTTTTAATAGGCTGATTGATGGTACAGGAATTTCCAAGCCAGGCCGATGCTAACCCCCGCCCCCACCTATTGCACACTGTATGCGTTAGTGTATTTCATGCGCTTGCATAGTCCAGGCGTTTGCTTGTTGCTTGCATTTGTATACTACTTGCGTCATGCGTAATTTAAACGATTGTTTGAAACGTGCGCTTGTTTTAAACACTTGTTTGAATCAAACGTGCGCTTGTCGTTTGTTCCACGTGGAACATTGCTAGCGTCAACCCGTGATGAAATGTCACGCTTTACTTTGTGCATACATTGCAAACATCCGTGGAACATTCCGTGGAACATTGCACAGCGTACCATTGCCAATCCATGTGTGTTCCACGCGCTCTCTGTGGAACATTATGCACCGTGATTCGACCAGGCCATTTGCGCTTATATAATCCGAAATGAGGCTCAGAATGAAAGTTTCCGACGTATTTACTTGATTGCGAAAAATT